CAAGAAAGAGTTTAATAGCCGTTTAGATGCCACCTTAGCTGAAATAGAGCGACATACTAAATGGTATTGTGAGCAATTAAAGGAAACAAAAGATGAGTAAGACACCTGAAGAGTTATGGGAAGAAGGGCTTGATGAATTAGAATCTCTCGTTTTCAAAGCAGCAAAGCAACACGCTAGTCGTTGGCAAGGATGTTGTTTTGCGCTTGGCGCTAGAATAGGAATAGAAGCAGTAACATCAGCTTTTTTAGAAGGCGTAGATTTTACACTAACTTTGAAAGGCGAAAAAAAGACGTTGTTGTCAGATATGTTAGCTAGAGCCATTGAAGAGACAAAAGATGAGTAAAAAACTAGAAGAAATAGCGGCAGATGCGGCAGCGGGATGGATAAAAAGCTCTACTACAAATCATAATCTTGCTAATGCTTGTGCTTTGTATGGTTACAATGCTGGCTTCCTAGCTGGCTATAAGGCAGCACAAGCTATAGTCGAGAAGGAGCTACAAGCGGTGCAAGCACAGCGAGTAGAGCGCCCTGGATTAGGTTCTGCGGAGTATGCGCTAAAAAGTGTATTGGCAAAGATGGGGGGCAAATGAAAACACCAGAAGAGATGGCGTACGAATACGGCGAAAAGTTTGACGGCGTAGAGATAAGCAAAAACGATATTAACATAGCTTGGTATACTGGCTACAAAGCAGCGCAGGAACACGCACACGCAGCATTAGAGGAGGCTGAGGCTGAGATGCAAGAGTTGCGGGATCAGCTTGCTGGCGTCAGCATAGTGATGCCGGATAGCTGGGACCATATTCTTGACGCCACGAAAATGGTGGATGTGAATGGCTGGATTAGCGTAAAGGACAAATCCCCAGAAATTAATCAGAGAGTTTTGCTTGCAACTAATGAAAAACGTTCGATTGTAACAGGGCATAGACTATCACCAGCAGGTAAAAACGAGCCTTGGTTTCATACGGATTTAGGATTGTGGTGTGGAACTGAAACCGTTACCCACTGGCAACCGCTACCTGAGCCGCCGAAGGAGGAGGAATGAGTTTTGAAAAAACCAAATACTGCGGACATGATGCGGTAAAGTTAGTTCTGTTTGATGAAAGCGGAACTAAATACACAGTAGTTTGTCCTGGCGAAGATGAGGCAATTCAGCCTCTATATGCGCTTATTGTATTAGATGTGGATCCTCCGCAAAAAAGGGAGCCCGTAATAAAATTGCTTGCGAAGGAGAAAGGATGAAGTGGGATCCAGTTGATATTGCGCTTGTCATAAGTATCCTTATGGTGGGCATAATAGGTAGTAGCAGTATATTGCTGCTTGTTGTTAAATGCTTGCTTGTTCATAAAGAGATGATATGCCGCTAACAAAAAAGGGTCTTAAAATTCGTGCAGCATTAGAAAAAGAGTACGGCAAAAAGAAAGGCGAAGAAGTGTTCTACGCTATGGAGAACTCAGGCAAGATTAAAGGCGTAAAAAAGAAAAAGTCCAGTGACAAATAGTAGAGCCAAGGGGGCCGCAGGAGAAAGAGAGCTTGCAAACAAGCTAAAAGAGCATGGCTTTACAGCTAGGCGCACTCAGCAGTTCTGCGGTAAGGCTGGCGACTCTGATGTAGTATGCGAAGAGCTTGATAGCTATCATATAGAGGTTAAGCGAGTGCAGAACCTTAACGTAGACAAGGCTATAGACCAAGCAACAAGAGATTGCGGTGACAAAACTCCAATAGTATGCCATCGTAAGAATAACCGGCCTTGGCTGGTAACTATGTATATCGAGGACTTTTTAGCCTTGGTTCAATGCAAGACGAGACCCCCATTAAGCTAAGTGAACTAACAATGGAAGAGTCCAAAGGGCATATTTGCCCTGAATACATCTTATGGCTTGCAGTTATTGATAGGGCTATCTCTGACCTATGCTCCCCAGCTCAAGAGCTAACGCCGCTTTATGCTTCAGACTTATACAGCTTTTTCTGGGAGGATACCCCAAGGCAATATAACCTAGTCTATATCTGCTCTATGTTATTAGATAGGGAAGACGCCGTCGAAAAGATACGGCACAGAATTAAAACGATAGGACGGACTAAAAAGCCACAGTCCTACCGCTCTAGCAGAACCTAGCGCTTCTTTTTCTTCTCAATGATTGACCAAGCCTGGGAAGCACCGTAAAGGATAGCTCCACCAAGTACAGGCTCAGCAGCACTAGCTAGGTTAGCAGCATCATGTTCAGCTACACCAACGGTTACTAATGCGCCAGCGGCTAGGGTGAGCAAGTGGCGAATGATGGATGCAAAAACGAACGGCATAAGGCACCTTCAAATATAGACTTACTGTAACTACAGTTTCGACTTCTAGGATCTACAAACTTACCCCGAATACAATTCATCCAGGGCTCCCAATAAAAGGATAAATCACAATGCTGGTACTTGGCCACCCATTTTTTTAGGTCGATAGTAGCTCCGTCAATCCCGTCTAGGTCAATTATACAAGGGGCAGATAGAGCAGGATTAACTCCGTGTTGCTCACAGGTATATCCAGGGAGGCAGCGTTGCCGATATGGATTGTCCACCACGTTACACACAGGCACAGCAGCAGATACAACATCGGTAAGTATTCTTCGACTATTCGCATTTAGGTCACACTCCAGGCATGGGCTAACATAGCAGGTCAAATTACTAACCCCTGCTATACGCCGGTTAAAGTTATCCACAGTTTGTTTAAACCTTGTGCGTAACCTACTTCTAGGATTCTTTACAGCTCTATTAGCTGACGCCGCTGTATAGCCCCATAACGCCTCATAGCGGCCACAGCGCTTGTTTCTCATGCATGGGCTTTGTATTAGGTGGGCCCGTATAACTTTAGGTCTAGGGTCGTTTAACAGGCGGCTAAGGCATTTGCAATCGTTGCCAAAGGTATTCTCAAGGTAGCTGATAACTAGCTTATCCTGGCCGCTATAGAGCTTGCTTACCCCATCACAGTTAAACTCCTTGTGACATATCCCTAGCAAACTAGGTGCAGCATGAGCAGATGCCAGGGAAAGCAATAATGCACAAATGGCACTAGCCCATCTCATCGGTCTAGGGCCTTGTCCAGCTTAGAATCAATCTTATCTAACCGGCCCTTAATATAGGCTAGTTCCGTTTGAATAACTTGAACTTCAGCCGACACGACATAACGGTGCGTTTCCAGTTCGTGCAAACTATTCTTAACCGCTCTGTAATCCATGCTAATAAGAGAAACAAATACACCTATTACCGCCTTTATAAGTATATCAAACCAGTATTTAACTTCCGTAAAGTCGCCAGTCATTAGTGCACCCTGCCTCCACCATAAGCGTCAATCACGATTAACTCTGCTTCGGGAGCACCCGCCATTAGATCCATAAACCTATTAAAGGCGGATCTACTAGCTAAGATAGCCGACTCGCTTCCAATCTTACCAAACTGCATACCAAGCAAGATACAACCATGCGTATCCTTATGCGTATTACCAGCATGAAACAAAATCTGGTCCCGCTCTGGTACGTCTATTACTTGCCACGTTCTGCCAAACTTAGGGCTTTGTCTTGGCTTAATCTTATACCGGCCCACAGGTATGCAGCTAATCTTACGTTCATTATCTCGCCAGGCATCCTCTAACGTCACGAACTCAGGCATGTCATTAATGCATAACACCCCCATAGTTGCGCCGTTGTACTCTGATACTCTGACAAGTCTTAGTTTCATGGCACAATCGTAGCTGAAACACTAGGAGCTGTTGGGAATACAATCAGTTTAGGGTCAGAGTTCTGCTGCATCATGTCACGCAACTGCTGACGATAGGTTGCCCAGCTTGCTTTATCCGCAGGGGAATCTGGTAACTGCGTCCAATCAGATGCAGCTAGTTGACGGTTTCTCCACTCACGAACACATGCAGCTATTTGAGCATCTGTTGCCGTTGCTATATCTACAGGAGCATATAAAACATCTAAGTAGTTCATAGTTACCCTATTTCGTATGTACCAGATAAAATAAGTTCTTTGACTCCCGTTGCTATAGCCCCTTGGGCATAATCATAGCAATGTACCGTTCCAGAACCTACAGTGCTCGCTACGACCGCAAAACCGCTAAAAATACTACCGCCGGCGCTAGTTATGGCGCAATCAAAACCTTGCAAGGTAATGCTAGGGCGAATTGGTAAAGTTATAGCAATATAATTAGCAGCAGCAGTATTCTGAGTCCAAGTTGCCCGCAGTGTAATATTACAAGAGTTGCCATTTACACGTTGAAATTTTGCTATTGAAAAAGCCGTTCCTGAAGCTGTGCCATTTTGTGGTGTTAGCGTAGGAGCCCAAGTTGTTAAATTTTTAACCGCACTTGTAATTAAGAAAAAGCCATCAATGTAAACTACTTCGAGCACTCTTGCAGTGCCCGTTTCCCATGAACCCAATGTTGGGCTTTGACCGCCATCTAAAATACCTATAGCTGATAATCCATTAACTGCTAGGGTGTGCGTGGTATTTGTAGCTCCAGTAGATGAAAAGCCTGGCTTCATCCGAAACTTCTGGCCGTTCTTGTAAGCTGGAATAGCAGGAGCCGCTGTAGCTGTCATGGCTGTAGCTGTTCCGCCTGTAGTGCCAAGCCAGATATAATCTCCGTCCTGTACTTGAGCTACTTGAGCTAAATCAGTTCTGCCTGTAGCAGTGCCAGCATTAGTAAACCTAAAACCACCAAGATTAAGATTAGCAGTAGCTGAGTTAGAACCATCTTTATTTAGGCACTGATTGATACCAGTAGCAAAGTCATTGTCTTGAGTATCATGCCGACCAGCTTCTATACCTATACCAGACGAAGCATCACCAGCCCAACCGCCTGTACCTGCATTACCCTTTGAGTAAGACCCTCCGCTCCAGCCCATATGTACCTACCTTTATGCTAAATAACTTAATACCTTTGGAACGTACTGCCTAGTTTCTTTAGGCACTTTAACTTCCTTTAAAAGATTTGCCCATGTTGCTTTGCTACCAGCAGCCTTTACCTTTCTAATAGCCCTATCCATGTTGCCTGGTCCCCAGTTGTACGCAGCTAGGGCAAGCTCTTCGCTGTTGTACTTGTCTAGTAACTCCCGCAAGTATCTGCTACCACCCTCCACGTTTTGTTGTGGGTCAGTAGGATCTACTCCAAGGCTCTTAGCTGTACCAGGCATAAGCTGCATTAAACCACTAGCACCTTTAGGGCTAACGGCATTAGCTTTGCCAGCAGACTCAACCCTCATTACAGCTTTAACTAAACTAGCTGGAGCATACTTATCACCTGTTGGGATGCTTATGTTTTGCTTGCCTACAGTAATAGTTTCAGGCTGAGGTGTTGGTGTAGCTTCTTGAGTTAGTGCTTCTATCTCTTTAGTTACTGCCTCAATCTGCGAATCTATATCCATTTCAGCAGGAGCGACTTGTGACATTGTAGGTAATTCTTGTTGTGAAGCAGTTAATGCTCCACGAGTTGCTAACTGACCTAAATCTAAAGACGGCTGCAATCCTTCCGCTAAACTACCAGCCTGGCGCAGTCCTCTGCCAATTAAGTTTTGCCCTGTTTTAGTGCTTCCTAATCCTAAACCAAGAGCTAATGCGCCCCCTAACCCAGTGCTTCCTGTCAATACAGCAGCACCAGGCAGTCCAAATCCTCCGGTTGTATATAGCAACCCTCGTCGCAAATTAGCCATGCTTAATGGCGCTTCAGCGGCTTTTTTAGCTTGTTCTAATATGGGTCTAGCTACAACTAAATCTTGTTTTTGCTTATTAAGCTGTTTAACTTCTGGCGCATATTGTTCAATATGCTCTTTAATATCCCTATAAAAAGCTCGCCAAAAGCCAGGACTTGCTTGCGGTCCTTGTTTATATTTTTCGCCAAATACTTTGCGTTGTTTATTCAAAACATCAAGCGATAATTTTGATCGCTTTATTTGCTCTGCTTGCCAATCTTCTAATGCTTTTCGCATAGTTGGCGATTCAGATTTTGATAGAGGGGTGCCAAACTCATCGTAAAGAGTTGGGACTTGAGGTTCTATAAATTTTGATTCATTTTTAACCGCAGTCTTAAAATCATTTATAATGTTTTTATATTCATTAATGTTGGTTATATCAACTTTGTTTTCATCAAGATATTTTTGAGCATTTCTAAATGTTGGCATTGTGATTTTTGTATCACTTGCATCAACGGCTTTTAATGCTCCCTGTATTTGTTTTTCAATTTGTGCTGTAGCTTCTTCTGCATTATTTAACAATGTTGCTGGATCTCGACTTTGGCCAAGTACATTATTTTCAATTAAGTTATTAAAACTTTTTGTTACTTGTGTTGTAGGTAAGCTTTCTGGCAAGTCCAGTCCTGCCTCTGTTTTTAATATCGCATTTTTTGCCGCAGTTAAATCTGCTTTGCGAATACCCATTGTCCCACGTTGCAAACTTAGCCCAGATTCTTCTAGTGATGGCGCAATAGATGAGGCTGCTTTTGCTGCCCCACTAACAGCAGCAGGGCCAGCCAACGCTCCTACTAGCCCAGCATATTGTGACTCTGGAGCAATAGCTTGAGCAGTTTCGCTTCCAAGGTATGCGGCTAATCCTGTACCAGCCTGGCTAAGTAACTTAGCTTTAGACAATGGAGATGGAGTTAAAAAGCTTACGGCTTCTTGCATGGCCGTATCTGGCCTAACGCCAAGAGTAGGAGCTGCGGCCTCTGCCCCTGCACCAAGTAGCTTGCTTAATCCAAATGTTTCTACTGGAGCACCGGCGTATTCTAATCCTTTAACTACAGGGTATGACAATACATCGGCTAGCCCAGCACCAGCTTTTGCAACTCCCATTGGAAGATCAAATGCAAACTGTTTTAATCCGTATCCAGTCGGTTCAGTTGCAGCGTTAGGAGTAGCGGCCTCACTTTGTAATTGTGCAATCTCCGCTTCTATCGCTGCTATCTGTGCGTCTATTGGATCCATTACCTACCTGTTGCTGCTTTTTGTCTCTTAAGTTCTGCGAGCATTTCTTGTAACTGCTGTAACTTTTGCATTTTAGAATCACCGCCAGCACCACCCATCATTCGTTGCAATACGGCTTCTCCACCACCTTCTGCGGCTAGCTTGTATGTTTCTGTAGTTTCTTTAATTTTCTTTTCAGCTAAGTTAGCTAACTGATCGAGTCGTGAAGCAATACTCTGACTACCGGAATATCCACGACCTTCTAATGCTTCTTTTAATGCTTGTTGTTCGTAGATGTTAAGATTTCCTAACTGTCCAATCATCTTAGCCATACCAGGCACAAGCGTTTCAAACTTGGACATAGCCAAATCTTCTGGCGAGCCAGGAATAAGTTTTTTAGCTGCTAGTCCCACTCCTGTTGCTTTTAATTCTCTAAACTGATTAGCAAGGTCTTTAATTGCCTCAATAGATCCACCAGCTCCAGCTATTGCCGCTCTTTGTTCTGCTGGAATAGTTTGGAACCAATCTTTAGTTCCTTTAGGTTTTTCTAGCGATTTCTCTGCATAGTCTACGGCTTGACCAGCAGTCATTCCCATACCCATACCACGAGCTATCAAAGCATCTCTTTTAGCTTGGGCATCTGCTATTCCTGCTGGTATTGTCGTCTCAGTTTCAGCTTGAGCACTTGGCACTAAGGCTTGAATAAGTTTTTTTCTAGCACTAGCCTCACGAGTAGCTTTTAACTCAGCTACCTGCTCTGCTAATGGTGATGTTTCGAACTCTGCTGCCGTAGTTAAATCGGCTAATTTTTCAGCTTGTTTAATCTTTCTATTTGCTTCCTGCTGCATCAATGCAGTTGATAGCGTAGACAAGCGTCCCTGATACATAGGATCAGACACGCCGCCAATAAACTCAGTGCGGGCCTCTGGGGTAGTTTGCTTCATTAGCTGATTAGCTAAACTGTTTAGCTCTAGCGTATCTCTGGAAGCCTGTTGCCTAGCCTGATAGCCTAGCAACGACTGAAGAAGAATTGAGCCTAGTCCAATACCAACGGCCTGACCTGTAGAGCCATAGGGATTGATTAGCTGTGGCGTTACCTGGTTCAGCGTTTGTGCAGCTATACCATAACCAGTATCAGCACCAGTGTAATTAAGTCCTGCTAATGCTTCTTCTAGTGTTGCCATGTTACCTATTCATCCTGTTTATAATCTGACCACCAGCACCCTGTACTACGCCACCAACAAATTGAGCACCAGCATTAGGCTGCTGTCCTGGGTATCCAGTATTGAGCTGATTGCGCTCCATAATCTGATATTCAGTTAGTTGCTCACCACCACCACCGCCACGACGAGCCATGCCAGCAATACGTTCTGCGCTCTTTCTATCGCCAATTCGCATAGCCTCTTCAAATTGACGCTGTAAGGCTGATTCTTGCGATTGATACTGAGCGCCAATTCCCGCCAAGTATGGTTGCTGTAATACGCCAAACTGCTCGTAAGGTCTCATAGCTAATTGACCAGCTTGTCCAAATTGTTGAGCTTGTACGCCGTAAGCTGCTTGCTCTGCTGCGCCCATAGCTTCTTGACGAGCCATATCCTGTCTATCGTTTAGCGATTTAAGCTCTAGCTGATATTGCTGACTACCAGGAGCAACTCCCTTGTTGGCCATAGTAGTCTCAAAGTCCTGGCGCTGTTGAGCAAACGCTTGATTATTGCGACGCTCAAACTGGCCCATTACGTTTTGCCTAGCACGTTCCATCTCCTGCTCAAACTGTGGTTGATACTGCTCGCCGCCAAACCTTTGCAGCATATCTTGATACGCTTGCCCAGCTCCCATAAAGCCTTCTTCTGTAACTCCTACAGGTGTAGTTGTCGTTACTGATTGTTGCCCTGCTCCCTTCAAAAACTCCAAAGCTTTTTGACCGCCTTGAGATGCTCGTATTCTGCTATACTCAGCTTGTTGACCAGGGGACAAAGTGTCAAATATAGCACGATTCTCTGCCCTGGTAGGCACGTTGCTATTTTTTTTATTATTACCTTTAGGGTCTTTAGTTAATGCGCCTTTTCTTGCCATAATTATACCTGCCCACCTAAATCGTAACGTATTTCAAAGCCATAAATATCTAAGGTGGTATTCTTTATTGCACCACCAAACCGCACCGCCGCACAATGCCCCTGCCCCTTAACTGCATACCTGTCAAACGTATATTCTACATCGGCAGACCAAGGACTTCCCCAAGGGCTTCCCCAAGGTGTAAAGGTACTTGTAGGAGTTGTAACGCTTGTCACTACCGTTGACCTCTTAAAGTCAGTATCTAAGCCTAAACTAAGGGTCACGCCTTTTTTGACTTTTAGCAACGGCCTTATATCTTTAAATGCTTTGTAGTTTCCTCTACTACCATAAAAGCTAAACGCAGTTCGTCCAGCAAAAGTAATAGCTTGGCCTGATGAGGTGGCGGTAATGGCATCAGCCTGGCCTGTCTCGCCTTTATAAACTATGCCGGTTAAAGAAGCATAGAACGGATGCTCAAATGCGTAGCAAGAAGAGTTAGCATGGCCGCCATCAAATAGCCTAAAAGTAGTCCAGCCTTTAGTGTCTAGCGAGTACACTAGAAAGTAGTTCTCAGTGCTGGATTGAGGGACTGAGATATAAACCCGCCTACCTCTAGGCCATACAAAACCAGACCAATCATGCGAAAAATTAAACGTCTCTGCGGCATTGGATATAATAGGATTAACCTTACCGCTTACAACCATTAAGGCTGATGCTGAGTCGCTTTGAAATAGTGCTGATATTGGTACTATACCGTCTTGAGTAACGATCCAAACGTCAGCATCTACTCTGATAAACGCTCTAAATCCTACCGGCTTGGCTATGTAATAATGAGCCACTAGGGACCAATCTGAAGGGCCAGTGCCGCTGTAAAAAACTAGCTCGCCCTCTGAGCTGCAAGCAAAGAACAAGTCTTGAGAGGTAGAAGCTGTCTGATTAGTGTAGCTACCAGCGAATAGCAAGTAGCCACCTTTAGTCATTACATACTTAATATCAAGAATCTCATCTAGCTTTGGAGAACCGCCAGTTCCAGGTACATCAACTGAAGCATGTACCCAAACGGACATAGAGTTCTTTTGGACAAAGTAAAGCCTTCGCTTGTAAGCCGCTGCTGAAACTAGATTGCTTAATCCAGCGGAGCAGGTAAATGTTACGTTAGCAGCGTTGCCTGTGCCG